GATAAATTTCTAGGAGTAAGATTTGAAAGGCTATTTACTTTATAATGCGTATAAATTTCAAAAGCGATACATAGCGTACCGAAAACGTGATTATTAGGCACGCCTTCCATTACCGAAACCCGCAATTGAGTAGATTCTACAAGCCATCCATCATCAGCACCAGTATCTAAAAATACCCTACAATCATTTATTTTTCTAACACCGTTGTATACAAGCAGTCCTTTTTGTTCTAAAGTAAGGTTTGGTTTTGACGATTGCCAAGCAGTAGGAGAATTATCATTAAGCAATTTCCAGGTGGCCTCTGAATTTGTGATAAGATAATCAACTATAGAATAAGGAACGGTAGATAATATTTCAAATTTATTATATGAGTCTTGTCTAGTATCCATCATCACCATTTTCCTTTTAATTCTATATCTAGAATTCTACTGCCACTACTTCCTGAACATATTACAGAAAGAGGACTATCTAACCATTTTTCATTATTTACAAGAGAAAATGAATTTGATGTTAAGGTTGTCATTGTATAATTACTAACAGGAACATTGCTTCCACTTACAGCGAAGATAAAACTTCCAGAATGAATCGAAGAACCTGAATAATAATTTACAGTATAAATTTGTGAACCAGATTCAAGAATTTGATTTGTAGCAGGAGTTGATAATATAGATAAAGAGCCTACCATAGAACCAGATGTAAATTGATTATAATCAAGATATCTATCTGCTATACCATTGACTAGATCATCAGTCGTAGTGTTAAGGAAATTCCCCCCAACAGATAATTCTAATAAGGTGGAAGATTCATCATCAGATGTGGATTGATTCAGGAAATTTTTAACTCCGTCTGCAAATACTTTAAGACAAACACGATTATTAGCAGGGCCAAATAAAAATCTTTGACTGCCCTTGATAGTTTTAGTTCTATCATTTTGTTGACATAAAATCGTCGTGTATCCCGCAGGAATCACAGGATTGACTGTTCCAATTTCATCTCTAGGACGAGACAACAAATAATCTATAGCACAAACTTCGGAATAGTAATTTCCATTTTCATCAAGCCATCTAAGGGTATTATTACAGCGCCTAACTAATGCTGAAACGGCTAGATTTTTTATTGTTTCACTAAATGTTACTATCCAATAATTCGAGTCAAAATAATATTTTTTGCCTAGAGTTGGTGAATATGATAAATCTTTGAAAAGTAATGTTTTAAAATCGTCGCCCAACTTTAATCCTGTAGAACTTTGAATACCTCTATTTACACGGGCGACTATATCCGTATATATATTTGATCCAAAAGTTGCCTCTTCTTGAATTGTATACGTGGTGCTTGCATAGTCAAAGTCTTCAGTTAACCAGGACTGAAAATCATAAACCATTTCTTCGGCAGGGGCCATCATAAACGTTGGAGAACCAGAATTTAGATATTTATATGGACTCATAATTACCCCGTATCAAACATTTGATTATACCAATTTTTCCACGATCCGTTATTTCGATATGCGTATTCGTTTAACATTTGGCTAATCTCTTCTTTTTTCATATTCAACGCATCTTTTTTTTCTTTGAAATTAGCGGCCTCACTATGCCTAGAAAAATCATGATCAACAATAAAGTTTTTCATTGCCGTCACATCAAATACTAGCTTTTGAAGCCACCATTTTGTCATTATTTGCGCTAAAATTAATTGATTTTCTTGATTTAATGCTTTATCAAAAGATTGGGTTGTTGTATCATAAGTAAGAACTTGATTTGCAACTGGACTGAATTCCGCCACACTATAAAGCAACCAAGGTTCGACATATGTTCCAAAAGCAGCAGAACCAGAAGTTACGTAAAGAGATGTAAGCCGATAATCTTGCTGGAGGGACATAAATAAGTCTACAATATCAGGTAATGTAGTTACTGTCAAATAATGCCTCCTTTCTTATGTCGATTTCTCCGACATTTATTCTATAAACAAAATCACTCCATTGATCGGGGGTGTTATATCCGTATCCATATAAAGAATGAAAAAGCATATGTAATGATTCTGTCAAACAAACCCCCAATGGGTGAATATTATGCAGTCTTATTATTTCATTAGCAAAAGCAGTATATTCTTCCACTGTATATTTTTCCATCTTATCATAAACCGGAAGGTTCAAATTCCTTATGGCATCATCCATTATCAAATTAAAAGAATACAAATGATGAATATCATCAAATGTTTCTCCGCTAATTACACATTTATAATTACAATTTTTAGCAGATTTTAATTTCCAAAATCTTATTTGGTTTTGAGCAAACCATCTAAGTTCGGACGTTCCGCCCTTCCAATTAGTGTTTTGTTCGCCCTTTTTTAAAATTGCTAAATCTGCAAATTCGCATGTTTTACACGTAGTATATACATAAATGCGATCCACTTCTCTTGTGGTAATATGACCATATTTGCATTTATACCTAACGGAAGATGTTTTTTGGGTTTTAAATCCTGTTGGAAAATCAATAAACTCAAACCCATTATCTTCTAAAAATTTTATAATATCTTTTTCTTTTGTCCTATGAGCATTGCTTCGCGCTTTTACGCCGCAAAGAATACATCTTTTCCCTTGTTGAAATTCATTCCAATTTCCTTGATTAATATGTCCACATTCAAACTGAATAGTCATCATTGTTTTAGCGTTTACATATATATCAGAAAGTAATTTGCATCCCTGAGATTCTATATACTCTTTTACATATTCTAAAGTATATTTATCTTTCATTTTTGCACAATTCGGGCAATTGGTTGTTTTTATAACTCTATCCGCTCTTTTAACTTCCCATTTATGCCCGCATATCTTACATTCAAATTTACCCGGATAATTCATTCCATTATATTCTAATAAAATTATTGAATCTCCATGAACTTTGAATAAAATCCTTTCTGCTTCTTCCAAAGATGCAGGAGGTCGCCCTACAAATTTTTCACTCATATTCTCCCTATAATACTCCCAATTTTTATTAATATAGAGGGAAGAATATTTGGGAGTAGATATTCTTATTGAAATTATGGATCAGATAATCCCTATCCCTCTAATCTTTTATTATAACATAATATTGCCAATTTGTCAAGGGGCAATATTTATTTTTTACTTTTTAAGATTTTTCAATCCTTCTTCATATTCAATATCTTCCAAAGCCTTTTTAACTTTGGCCTCAATATCTATTCCGCTATGTCTAGAAATATTTGCAATCAAATTACGATCAACGTTCTGCCCGTCCCGCATTTTTATAAACAACATATTAATAATAAGTTCCTGTTGTTTTTTATTAGCAGATTGAAAGAAATTGAACGCATCAGGATTGCTATTTAAAATGGCTTCAATTTTTTCTTTTGTAAGAATATGTTCATAAAGTTCTTCATATCCTAATTCTTTGATAATCCCTCTGCCTTCATCTAGAAGATAGAATAATCCTTGTTCAAAGAAATTTTTATGATTTTCCTTTATATCCAAAAACTCAGAATATAAGACTTTCTTAGTTTCGCCAAAATAAGTGAAACTCAATGCCTTCCCCTGAAATCTAGGCTCACTAGATATGTTCATAGGTTTGTTATTCAAAGACATAATCTTAACATAATCATCAGGACGAATATCCCTGTATTCTCCTGAAGACTTAGAAGAACGTACCGTCTTTGGCTTTGATAATACCTCAACTTGATTTTTCAAATCAGTAATAGTATTTTGTTGTGCTAAAAACATTTGCTTTAGTTGCTCAAAATCAGTAGTATTATCATTGATTTTCTCATCTGGTGTAGATTGAGAATTTGAAGTTTTTTTCATTTGATATTTTCCTTTTTATAATATGATTTATATTAGGGGAGATAAATCAATATCTCCCCCAATAAACTAATTTAGATTAAAATAATCTTAGAGGTCGATCACAGCCGCAACGCTCGAAGTTACGACGGCAGCTTTCCATTTCTTCCAAATGTTGGTGTCCATAGTTAGCGTTGCCTGACCAAAATTTTCCGTAGTATTACTGATAGTTCCACCCTCAAGACAAAGTTTAACTAGTTTGTCGGTTCCGGGGGCTATAATATACAGATAAGAATTGCTCAAAACTGTCGCAAAGGGGCTGGCCCAATCCGCAATTTGGGGTAATTCAAACGTATTTACGCCAGAAATTTCACGTAAATATCCGAGCTTCACGAAATCGGATTCCAGATCATACCGATAATTTGCATCATCGGGAAGAACTTTAGCTAAGGCGCGGCGAGTACCGAGAACTAAGGGGCTGGCTCCACCCGACCAAGCTTCAACTTTCTGAGATAAATCAGCCAAAGTATCTTGGGAGTATCCAGAAACTTGCAAAGCAGTAGAAGCAGGGCTGGACGATAAAGCAAGCATTGCGGTTGAGAATGCATCGTACACTTCGCGGGCCATCTGCGTTTCCATTGATTTAACTGCTTTAGCAGTGAACCAAGCAAGCGAATCCAATCCTAACAATACGCGATACAGATTCACGCCAACTGCAATTTGATGCATTTCTGGATTTACGGGAACCTGACCATTATATTGTTTGTGGACTTCGGCAGAACGCATTCCAAAACCAGACTTGCTCACAGCAAATAGATCACGGGGTTTGATATCGAAAAGAAAAGTTGACCCAAAATCTCCGGTTCGAACGTCGCAGAAACTACCGATACTATCAATGATGGTATCCGGCAAAACCGAGTCAATCATCTGATCGACAAAAGCAAAAGTAGCCCATTTTACCTGGGGATTGCTAACCCATTGTTCCATAGGCATCGTTGAAAAATCAACACCCGCCAATTTGCCAATTTCACGTTTCAAATGGGCGTTGAGCAAAGCTTCTTTCTCAATAAAACTGATGGGTTTATTTTCTGCATCAACAGTCGAGAAAGCATAGTGTTTACCCTTGGGTCCGTTTTCCGAGCGATACTGATTCCAGTAATCCTTGAATTCTCCGAAGAAGCCAAGTCGTGCAGAGTCGCCAGCAGCAAAATTAATTACTGTATGAGGAAGTTGAATAGTCATATTTAATATTTTCTCCTTTTATAAATTTAATAAATCAAAATAATTAGCCACAATAAATATGACTAAGATTATGAATTCGATTTAACTTCGAACTGATATTCAGTTACCCGTTGAGTACCAATCGTACCATCGGGAATCGAAACATAGGTGGTGTTAACAAATTGTGCATATGCAGCAGAAGCAGCAGGAGTGGCAGCCCAAACCCATTTAGTCTCACCGTCCGCAGCAACAATGTAGCTACCAGTAGTATGAGAACCTTTCAAGCCATCACTAGTGATCGAGAAGATATCACCGGCAACAAATTTTACAGCAGTAAATACCTGACCAGCAGGATTGTAAAAATCCTGAATAGTTCCCAATCCGCGGTACATATTAGTTCCAGACATGAGGAAAGGTTGTTCAGGTTCAAGAGCCATCCAAAGGCCAACCAGTGATCCGGTTGAAGGCAAAGTGACTGCCCAAACCTCTACTCCAGAACCAGAAGTAGCATATTTTCCATTAAGACTGAAAATGTTGCCGTTATCAATAGCGCAACCAGTGGAAATCACAGGACGAACATCCGCATCTTGATGTGTAGCATGAATTTTGTCAGCATTAACTACAGCGTGAGTCATATTTTATAAATCTCCTTTTTTAAATTGAAATAATATTATTGACGTTTCCACGGGGAATCGTTTTGTTTATAATCGGGCCGTGCAAACGGCAAACCTATAATGGTATATTCAGGCTTAGATTTCTTGCCTTTTGTATGACTAAAAGCAATAGCTTTGACAGAATTTTCCCATCCATTAATATTTGCAATGCTATAATTAACAGATTCTTTTCTAGCAGTATCAATTTCATCCTGAGTTAAAGTATCAATAACTTCAGCTAAAACAGATTCTACCTTAGCCGAAAATTGAGTCTTCTCAATATTGGCTTTAAATTCCTTGAGGGACATATTTTCATCCATATAGGCTTGGTTATCATTCTTAGCTTTTTCAGCATCAGCAGCCATTGTCGCCATCTTAGCAGACATCTCTTCATGCTCAGCAGCCATTTTGCACATTTTTGCATACATAGAATTACAAATAACGGCATAATTGCGCTCACCTTCCGGTTTAGCAAATTCTTCGCCAATAAATGCTTTCCGATCTTCTGTCTCATCCTCTAGAAGTTTGAGCAAAAATGCTAAATCGACATTAGAATCAAGAGACATTTTCTTCTCTTTATCTTCTTCTTTTTTCTCATCAGCAGGTTTCTCAGTTTTTTCTTCTTCAGGATTTTCTTTCTTTTCTTTGCCCTCTTCTTGTTTTTCTTTTTCTGGCGTTTCAGTTTTTTCCTCTTCAGGAGTTTCTTCTTTCGCCATGTTTTCTTCTTTTATTTCTTTTTCATCCTTCACAGACATCTCCTCCTTTTCGGATTCATTTAAATCCATATTTTTTTCTTTCTCTACCCATTTTCCATCAACTACTTTATGAGTTTTTTTAAATGAAGATATTGCTATTGCCCATCCATTTTTTTCTTTATCAGAACCTACTGCATCAGCCTGTCTAGCAATAGCATTAGCTTGTGCTAGACTTACAGGCGGATCAATTCCACGAATGGCAGGATTAGCATCACTTAATTTATCATATGGAAAAGTTACCTCTAAACCAAAGTAACTAAGATGCTTTTCATCAAGTTCTTGAAATTTAGCACTCAGTTCTTTAGACCATGAATAACCATCTTGACCCCCATGTAAAAGAAATGCAATATAACTATCAGAAAAATTTTTATCATCTTTCTCAACATTTTTATGAGATTCATGATATTTATAAACATATTTAATCTTTTCGGGAGTTGCCTTATCACTTTTTACAAAATGCCTAGCAGCAGCCAAGGCTGTTCCAGTCCCGCCCCTGTTATATTGTTTATATAAATCTAATCCCTTTTGTGCAGATTCTTTTACGCCTTTTGGCACACTTAGATCAAGAGAATCATATTTACCAAATTCTAATTCATATGCTTGTTTGAATTCATCATTTTCTTCAGCAAAAGAAAGCAATTGGATGTTACTTCCCCTCACAGCTTCCGTTACGGTATCTCCGAGAACACAAATTCCTTGAAATATCCAATCTTTCATTTTTAGCAATCCATTTGGCTGATTTTCTGCATCAATCAGTTCAACTTCTACGCTAACTTTTTTCTGCATAGTATTATCTTGCCGAAAGATTCGAACAAAGTTTTCAGAATAACGCCTCCAAATTTTTGCTATAACAGTAAGAGTGGTTTTTCCATCTTGATCATCAAATGTTGCACTATTAGGTAAAATTACTCCAGATATAAGATTGTGATCCGATGAGACGTGAGTGTAGAAATCCTGAGTGGATTTATCCACAGTAAATAATATCGGGGTCAAAAATATGGTTGAAGCACATCTTTTCAAATCTTCAGGATCACAAGTGGTATTATTTCTTGTTTCCCCACTACTGAAGCAGTTTACTTTTGCTGTGATAAATTGACTACTATCGTTTTGATCAATAATTTCGGCTGAATTTACATCGAAACTAAGATGCTTATTATTACTCGAAATTTGATTTGTCAATAATCCTCCTTTCCGAGAAAGGAGATAATTCTTTCTCTAAAATATTTTTAATATCATCATTGAAAAATATTTCTATAAATTGTATTTTGTTGGATAAACAATATTCTCTCTTGATTTTGTCATTAATAACCTGTGTGTTAAACATTTTTAATCCGCCAAAATATTCTATTGGCTTTGTGTGTTGCAATCCTTGAAATTCTATGCAACAAGGAATTGAAGGCATATAGAAATCAAAAGATAATGGCTTGTTATTTCTACAATCTTGAAATCTATGCCATCGTTTAATTTCATTTTCTTCATATCCTAATCCCAAAAGATATTCATAAATAAAATCTTCTCCTTTGGAAACAGGAGCACAATTTGGGCATCCATGTCCCAATCCTGTACGCCTCTTTATGGGAGCAATCCATTTGTAATTGCACTTATGACACGTCCAATGAACTTTTTTAGCAGAGCCATAAGTATATTCTTTTGGAGATTTTCTATTTAAATCATAATCCCAATCCAAACAAATTTCAGGGTAAAGGAAAAATAATGAATTATCTTCAGAAACTCTTTTCCCCGTACAATATGGGCATCCGATACCATTCAATATGCAATTCCAGGTTGCATTCCAAACTTTGTCACATTTATGGCAATGAAAATTCAAAGACCTGATTTTATCACTTCTAAATTCACCATCTATAAAATCAAAGTTCTTGTTGGTTAAATGTATCCAAAGGCGAATGTTTTCAAATACAAACTTGTTTTTCTTTGTAAAAATTTCTGGCCTTCCATTATTTGACGAAGTTGATTTGAAAAAGTTAAGCGATAAGCAATGCTTGTAACCCAATTCGTCTTCAATTTCTAATAAAGATCGGCCATTCACATAATCATTGGAATTCAAAATTTTATAATTTTTACTAGTCATAAATGCTTTAACTTGATCAAAAGGAATAACCGAATTTTTGTTTTTATCTTTATTAGAACATTTTTGACATTGATGTTTTGATTTTCTTCCGTTGAATTGAGAAAATGTTGTTAAAAATTTTCTACCGCATTTACACTGTATTTCTATTTCCTGATTAACGGATTTATATGATTCGGTTATTAGTTGACAATCATATTTCAGACAATATTCTTTAATTTGGTCAATAGTGAATTTTAAATTCCAAGAACCATTCATAGAACATTTTTTGCATCTGGTTCCTTTTCTTATATAACTTCTAGGAGAAGTTGTATAGATTTTTTTACATAAATGGCATTTAATTTCATGACGTTTTCCGTATCCAAAATATTCTTCAGACACCAGCTCATCGCCCTGGTCTGAAACATATTTTTTTAATTTTTCAATATCCCAAACTCTTTTTCCCATAATATTCCTCCTCAATCTAAATTATTTATCAAATCTACCTTCGCCAGTATATTTATTTATTTCTCCCCATTCTTTTAAACTATTATTGAAATTATCATCTTTTATATAACCCCAATAAGGTTTCCCGTTATTAGGATTATTTCCAGTAAATTCATATCTAAAACCTTTTGTTTTCAAAAAAAGTTTTAGTTTATAAGAATAGCAAAAGAAATATTTTTTATCATCCACATTTCACCTAGATTTACAGTTATTTTTTATTCATTAACTTAATTATTGCTTTTATATAAAAAGGTGCTCTTATCAAATAAAATCTTGTAGGATTTTCACTAAATAAATAAACACCTTTATCAACATTCAAAAAAGGAATACCCTTTTTATTTAGATAATTTTTTACTACTATATTCCCTCTGATAGTTTTAAAATCAGAGGGAATTGATTTTGGATTTGTAATCATGATTTACTCAAATGTAGCATCAAATAGAACAATATCTTTTACCATCTTTAGATTTAGTGCTAGTTTTTGACTAGTATCTTCCTCTTCTACTTGCTCTAAAAGCATTTTACTAAGAAAAGGTAAGTCTATAAAACTTTTTTCACTAAGAGCTAAATCGTAAAGACTTTCGATACTTTCTGTAGTCTGCTGTTCAGTCAAGATGTAAAAATCTGCAACACTAGATAAATCGCTAAAATTTATTTGAGGTTCATCAACTTCACCAATAGTTACTTTTCCACCATTGCGATCATTGATATGATCCATAAATAAATTTGCATGTTCATTTTCACCGCTTGCTTGAGATTTGAAGAAATTAGCAAGTTTTTTTAGTTGCAAATCTTCAAAATAGCTTTGAACTGCCATATACTTATTTTGATTTTGAAGCTCAATAAGTACCTGAGAATTTAAAGCATCATTTAGATTTTGTGATAATTTCAAGTTTTATCCTCCTTTCTAAAGGATGGATAATCTTTTAGAATATAATATAAGCTAAATTGTCGCCAGTAGTAAATGTACTACCACTAACACTAGAACCAGTATAAACATTTAAACTGGAACCACTAAGAGCATAGCGCCAAGGAGCAGTCACAGTACCAGAAACAGGACTACCAGAAATAGGACTGCCACTACGAGTAGCAGTAACTATAGCAGCTTTTTCGCCAGTAAAGCCATCAAACTGAGTAACTTTAGTGCCAATAGTATCGGCAAGAACTAGAGTATAGGAACCAGATACCATCTGAGTAGGAAGCTGCGAAAGACGAGTGCCTAAAGCAACATCCTGTGCAGCACGATTCATCATGTTAAGATGATTTACAGAAGTAGTAGTCAAAGAACCTGTAGTATTTGCAGTCATTATAATTTCTCCTTATAATATGATAGAATATGAAATTTTATTGCTAGATAATCGTTAGATTATTTATGCCGGTATTCTCCATTATTGTTTTATGGATTGATATAGAGTATTTAATTGAATTGATTGTATAAATTAAGTGATTACTTAATTATTAGAGTAAAAAAAGTTATGTTTCTTTTCCGCCACGTCCTATGTTGCCACCATCAGATTTTGTTTGTTGCCCCTCTTCTGATAATTTACTGTCAGACTTTTGCGGTCTTCCGGCATCATCTTTGCCTTGCTGGAAGCTAGAAATAATCGGAGTGAGTTTGTCCACAAATCCAGTTGCCTTAGATTCTTCCATCATGCGATATAAATCCTGTGGTTTCCAACCAAGAGCCGAAGAAAACAATTGAGGCATTAAAAATCCTTGGGTTGCTAATGATGTGGCATTTTCTAATCTTTGTTGACGACTAAGATAATAAGCATTACCTTCAAACCAGAAATTATATTTGAATTTAGTTTTTAACTGTCCCAAAAAATAATTCATGTAATCTGCAAATTGGGGGTAAAGTTGCTGTTCCATCATCAAAGAATCAGATTGAAAAGATAGTTGGCTCTCTATGGCATTGGCCTTCAACTTTGAGGTATAGAATAATGCTGAGTTCTGGCCGCTAGACGCAACAGCCGTTCTTAAATAATCATCATACATCTCCGAATCTCCGTCAAAAGAAATCGCTTTGATATCTTCTATAGGAGCTACCGCAATTTTTACCGCAGCAGATAAAGCACCCTGAACTAATGATAAAAATTGTCCAGTAATTTTAGGATCAAGGGCCAATGCATTAGTTACTTTCGCTCCCTGATCTTTTAATAATGGAATAGAAGCAGCTAAAATCTTCGTTGCTGTTGCCATGTTTAGATTCTTTTGCAAAGACCTCATGACTCCCTGATCTATAAATTCAGGCAGAAGCGAACTCATATAGGGTTGACCACTTGTTAAACTTGGATCGAGCTTAAAAACCCACCCAACGTCTGGAGGTAGCGAAACCCAATAAACGAAGCGGGAATCTCCGCGCTCACTAACAGGAGATATTAATGGGTTATAAGTTTTATATCCATTTGGCCCCGTAAATAACTCTGCATATTTCTCTTTAAAGAAATCGGGAAAACCCGAAAGTGAAATTCCGGGGAGTAAGAAGTAATAAAAATTAAAATCTACCAAGTAACCTCGCCCCCATCGGGAAGTGATTTTGCAATATTGGAGAGGTAATTCTTGGAGCACAATGGCATCGCCAACGTCTCTTGGAGCGCAAACATAAATTTCATTTCGAAGAACTTGTTTAATTACATTGCGAAAGTGATATTGGTAGTTAAATTTATCGAGATATTCATATACCTTTTTTTGATCATTTTTAAATTTTGTAGTCTTATAATCTTCTGGCTCTGCATTAGTAACAGTATAAAGCAAATCTAAAGATAACTGAGATGCCATATACGATATAATGCGCCTTACAGGAGCAGAAACAGCCTCATAATATTCTACAAAAGATCGAAGTTGTTCTTCAGAATTTTTAGGATTTGCTAATGCTTGATTTAAACTATCCAATGTTGGAGCCATAGGATTATAGGACAAATCTTTCATCCTCTGGTTCACCAGATCAGGAGTCATAACCCCCGGAAATAGAGTTCCGGCAATAGCTCTTGCGAATTCCAATACGTCAATAACTTGATTTTTGGAAATTTCTGGTTCATCTCCGCCAGTTTTTATTTCAATGTTAGTATCTATTTTTTTTCTTGCCACTAAGCCTCCTTTCTTTCGAAGAGGCATAATGCTTCTTCTAGAATTTTTTCTATATTTTTATAATCGAGATAAGATATTTCCAATAAACGAATATTGTTGTTTTTACAATAATCTCGTTTAATTTGATCATGATATTGTCGTTTTATAAAGCCTTCTTCACCACCAAAATGAGGAACTATTACTGTATGTTGCAATCCTTGTGCCTCGCAAGCTAAATTATAATCTGGCAAATAGAAATCAAAAGGTAACGATGAAATATCTCTGCAATCATCAAATCTCTTTTGAGAAATAAAATTTATTTTATTTTTAGAAAGAGTTTTTCGAATTCTTTTCTCCATATTAGACTCATTACAGACAGGGCATCCTCTTGGCTCATTTCCACATTTCTTTGACCCTGCCATTAAATAGGAACATCCACAATCTTCGCATTTCCACCAATATTTTACACTAGTATGAGGAGAAATATCTTCTGGTCGTTTAGGATAATTTTTTTCATAATCCCATTCAAGAGATATATCAGGATATCTATATAAAAGATTATTGCATTTCCCTATATAGGTGTTGTTGCAATAATTACATAATGTTCCTTTAAAAATATTCACCCAATTTGACTTGAAGGGCAATTCTTCTACAGGACATTTTCCACATTTAAAATACAACGGACTTCTAGCACCTTTATATACTTGACCATCAACCATCTTAAATGGTTTATTGTTTATTTCTATCCAGTGAACTATATTTTCAATAGAATATTTGTTGGATTTATCTACATATCTAGGAAAGCACCCGTCTTCTAAGCCGCATATTAACGGTGTCATTGCTATGTAATATTTGAATCCTTCATTATCATAAAAATTCATTCTATCAAATCCACTCTTATAAACTTCATCTTGACTTAAATGTAAATTTGGGCAATTTAATCGCAAATAATTGATTATGTTTTCTTTAGTGAAAGGATTCCCTTTTCCGAATTTAGCAGGAGGACAACCTCTATCCAATATATTATTCATGATAAAATCAAAAGTCAACGAATAAAGATATCCTTCATTATCTGAAAACTTCATATATGTTTTGCAATTTTTATAGATATCTTCATGCAAAATATATCCATTTTTATCACATATCTCTTTGATTTCTTCAAGAGTATATAATTTTTTGCCAGCGCATCTAGCACAAATATAGGAAGATTCTTTGAATTTAGCAAAGGTTCTCTCATCTATATGACCACAAGAAAATTTAATTTCAAGCTTTTGTGAATTACCAACATATTCTTTACTTAAAAGAATACCGCCATGATCTTTTATATAATTATAAACATAGTCATATGATAATCTGTGTTCTATATGTTGTTGTTTATTCCCACAATCGGGGCAAACATATTGTTCTTGACTTTTAAAATTAGAAAAGTTTACTAAATATTCATGACCACAGATACCTCTTACTAGTATTTTAGTCTTTATATCAATATATTCTTTACTTAGCAAAAGGCAACCGTGAGATTCAACACATTTTTTAACATCTTCATATAATAGCTTCGCAGACAATTTTTATTCCTCCTGTAAATAATCCTGATTAATAAACAAATGGAAATACATTCAGGAGTATGTACTTATCAGCCACTAAAAGGTTTCGAACCCCTTTAATAACCTATCCATTTTAATCTTTACCCAAAAAATGTTACCGACTGTAATACTTCCCAATCATCTGTAGGAACATATTTTTTTATTAAATCTTTATCCAACAAAGAAGCGTAGTAATTTCCATACGCTACACTAGAATATCTGTCCTTTCTGTTTCCGCTTAATTCTTGAAGCTTCACATTGCCTCTGATAAAATCGTATGACAAATTTACGCACTCATTTATAAATAAATTTGTCTGGACATGAGGATGCAATATTGCTGCTCTAAAAGCAGAATCGCTATTGTCCTTAATAAATTCAGGATTGGTTCTAATCTGGTAATCTTCTGCTTTAGTATCGTCAACAAGAAATTCAAACATTTTCTTTTGTAATTTATCTCTCATTTCAACAGCTATTTCAGAGTTTAATGCCAAAGTAGCAGATATAGGATAAATAACAGGAAGTGCATTGATATCATATGTCTTTTCTGACCATTTCTTATAAGTATCTTCATCAATGCTAGGATGTCTCATAATGGTAAGGGGAGGATATTCAATATCTCTCTCATTATCTTTTGTTAATAGTCCAAGCATTTCATACACAGGGCCACCTGCGTTTTGGACATCCAAAACGATCACGTCAATATCTAAGTCATAAAATAATCGTTTGATTCTTAAAGATTGGGGAACAGCCCCCTTCCCTAGAAAAGATTCCATGTAAAGCAATTCTCTTCTATATCCCTTGCGAGTAGGTATCAATCTCAAGAAACTTGTAACGGACTGATCGTTGACCCGACCACCCATAGTAGCAATATCACAAGAAAGTATTCTAATCTCTCCATCGGTTCTAGGAATATTGTAGGGATTCTTTTTTTGATTATAATTTTCAGGCCGTTGAGGATATACTGCCTTTTCTAACTTTCTTGCCTTTTCAAACATACTAAGACGAAAATAAGCATCTGAGTTTTCGCCCCAAGGAATATTGTCATATTCCTCCATAGCGGTAATTTCATCCATCTTTGATTTTTCGCTATTAATCTTTGCTAGAGTTTTAATTTTATGTTTGATTGCCACAGAGGTATCAAAAGCTATAAATCCAGAACTTTTTCCGGCAAGCATATCAATAACCGCTTTTCTAGTTTCTTCATACCACCACAGTCCCTTATGATATGCCGAAGAAATAAACACCTCTTTAGGTTCTTCAATAAATTCTTCATATTCTTTATTTTTTAAATATGGGGCAGGGCGAATATATGAAAAAGGTCTAATTACAGCATCTAAAACCAGTTTGTCGATTAAACGAAATTCTTCGTAAATAGTGAACGTTGAACGTTTCATTAAAAATTTGTTATCTATAAAGTTTTTTATCTTTATATTCTTATGATTAGTGTTCTCATAAGTTCAGCATATATTTTCATCTTCAAAAGATGGCGGATACTCTTGGACATATTATATTTATTCAATGTCTATGCGTTACGCTATTTTATAGCCTTTTGCAATCTATAAAATTAGCTCGGTATTGGCATTTCAGCTTTCACCGACTTTACCCGCTGCAAATATGATATTTCTATCATAAAGGGCAATTGAATTACCACGCGCACTATCTCGACTGGCTACAACTCTAATAACAGAGCCATTATGAAAAACAACCTGCCATTGATTCATATTGGTTGTCAATGTTTTAATCTCTCTTGCAAGATTAGGATATTCTTCTCGCAAACTTGCTATTTTGTCGGAAACAATAATACCCGCTTGTTCTTTTGTTGAAGAACAAATAACTATTTCAGACCTAGGATATAATATCGCTTTTGCACAAGCAAATACCGCAACAAGCCAACTTTTTCCATCCGCACGACTACAAATGGCAACAAATGTATCATTTATACTCATCAAATAAATCCATATTATTTGATAAAAATGCAATTTGATACCAAAGTAATGCTGAACAAAACGATGAATATTTCTCCTATAGAATGTTGCCCAATCTATAATTTTTTTTCTACGTTCTTCAGTAAATTGTAATGCGGAATGTATTTCCCTAGGCTTTTGGAATTGATCATCTCTTAGAGCATTTTTTTTGCGAGATTGCTGATAATTTCTTCTTGTTGGCATAATCAGTTCTCCGCTTCTAAGTTGTCTTTTTCTTCTTGATCTGTTTCATCTTTTAAAGCATCATTGACAAGATCGTGACTTTGATTCCAAAAATTCAAAATTGGCCGGGTAATATGATAATTTCCATATTCTTGAGCATTATCAACATCTTTATAGATTGATTTATCCTTTACCCATTCGGCGGGGGTTGTATTTTCAATATCAGCAAGCCATACACCAAATGCTTCATCGCTTTTGCCGCTATTAGCAATATTTTCGGTTGCGGGAGTTAATGCAGCCGACCCCAAAGTGTCTCTCAAACTTTTTTCCAAAGCAGTTGTGTCTCTTCCTTCTGCCCTTGCTTTACGAATATCAAAAAGTTTCAAAACAGCAAGTTTTATTAATGTTAATCCACCACGCGTGTCTGTTTTGTGAGTTTGCCAAGCGGAAAATTCTGTCTCAAGCCATTGATAATCATCGAGAGATAATCCATCTCCCCAAAATTGCTTTACATCTCTTGAATTTTCTATATCATCATCACTCATCGGATTATCACTAGGGATATTTCCTGGTTCAGTAAATGTAAGCATTCCTGTCTGATTCAATGTTGCTATACTAGACATTTTGCTCTTATAATATCCAAACATTGGAGCTAAATTTCCATTTTTATCAAACATTTTAGAAGCATGATCTATAGTAGATTGGATAGCTGCCGGGATGAATGCTACGTTTAAAATTCGGCAAAGTTGCAGAATAGTTTTTGAAACATCTGTGTTAGTAGAAAATATTTTGGTAAATAAATCATCAATACATTCTTTACAAACACTCATTTTTCCATTACGATCTAACATTGTGTCAGTAGCATCATAAAAATCAATAGGCTTCAAAATCCTCTGACATCGCCGACAATAATTTTGCTTTACAACTTCACCATCCAAAGTCAAAGTTTTTGTTGGTACAGTTTTTCTTCTACTTCTAGTTCCTTTAGTAGCAACCATTATTTATCACCTCTTTATAATCTAAAAATACTAGTCAAATGACTAGCATCTCTTTCTTTTTTCGCCTATACGCCCTGCCATTTCCTTTATTTTTAGATTTATATGTATCTAATTGAGCGTCGCAATTGCAACAAACAAACCTAAAATTTGAAGGAAAATTGTTATCACAATTCCCATCAATATGATCGACTACTAATGGTATAGGCAACCCGTTCCATTCGGACAATCCGCAGATTGAACATATTTTATCCGTAATTTTCCTAAAAAAATTTCTTGCTCGTTCATCACTAAGCTCGCCGTTATTAAAACTTATCATTTTTTCTTTTGATTTCAATAGTTTTTTATAAAGACGTTCACATTTTTTATCACAAAAAATATTTGATCTTTTATTTCTCCCAACGAGTTCTTTTCCACATTGCAAACAATATTTATCAGGTGTTTCATCTGGATAAATCATCTTTTTGCCATATTTGTAAAGTCCATAGCATCGGTGACAACAAAAATCATTTTTCTTTTTTTCATAAGCCAAAGGTCTGTTACAACCCAAACACAATTTTGGATTTTCATTATATAATCTTATTCTTTCTTCCATATTTCTTAATGCTGTTTGTCTTCCCCTTTTTTGAGCATCATAAATATTTTTAAGACCTTCTTCGGAAACATTATTCTTCATAAAAACTATTTTCTCCAAACTCCATAAATTAAAAATGGGAAGCGGGAGTTACGCTTCTCGGAATGTTCATGATGCATTCCTATCCCATTTTTATAAAGCCGAAGGTTGGAATCGAACCAACATTTTCAAGTCCTGTTACAGATAATCGCTTACAGGGCGATCCTGCTTACGTCGGCGTTATACCTATAAAAACCAAATAAAATCACCATTTCAATTTCTTTATTTTTTATCCACTAAATCGGAACCGTCAATGCATAAGTTTCCTTTCAGAGCAAGTTTAGCGGCCTCGATATTCCTAGGGATAGGGGAAATTCTCCAACTTGAAAGCTGAAGTTCAAGCCTGCTAGAATAATCCTTTTCTTCTTCCAAAAGACTCATCAATTCGTCATGATCCTTTTTCATTTGATCTTTTAGATCATTAATTTCTTTTTGAGTTCCTTCTCTAATGTCATTTACATCGTTTTGAAGTTTTTCAACTTGTTTTCTTAATTCCACTTTTTCAGTCTCAGAATCATCATATTTTTTTGAAACCCTCTCGAACATATCAAGATAATGAGCAGTCACTTCACCACTTTTTAGCGTTGTATCTGCTTGAATTTGTTGTGGCTCTAATGCAACTTTTCTTCTATTCATCCAAACAGTAACTATAGTACTCGCCCCAATGCTCAAAGCAGTAACAAATACTAAAAACAAACCCGCAATCCATGCATCGCTCACTTTGCTCTCCTTCGATATTCAAAATATGCCAATATCGATAGCCACAATATTGTTCCTATTGTTTGGCTAAAGAGGAAAAGCGACCATAGGTTATAATAAAAAGGATAACTAACTATCCCATCTAAATGATCAATAAACAATACCAATGAATAAATCATAAAATGGAATTCAACTACTAAAGGTAAAACTTGCATGAGTAAAACGAAATCAGTTTTGTAAACATGCCTAGTCTTTACTAAAATTGTGCCAAGAATAATCACTCCTAGCACAGAAAATAAAAAATTAATCGCATGAATATAAATAGTGTTCAATGGCTCCATAGCCCTCCCTTTCTTGTCAAATATTATCAAGGAGGGATATAAACCCTACCTTATAGTCTAAGAATTTACCAGTAAATGTTTCCTTTTATCTTTGTCTAACAAATTGTCTTTCTTTCTAGAAACACAGTTGCAATCTTCACAAACAACACTTTCCCATTTTCCGGCACTAGTGAAATAGAAACCATTAGATTTCAATTTCAAACTACCACAAACAGGACATTGATAATCATCAATCTCATTATAAAGTGCAACATTAAAGCTTTTCACATATGGACGAATTTTATAAAATAATTGTTCTGTGCTGAAAATATCTCCAATATTATATTCCATCATAATATCTAAGGATTCTTGATCACCCTGCAAACATCGCCTCCAAAGAACAAATCCCTCATTCGATAATTTTTCTCGAATACCTAACTGGCGATTAATAAATGCTAACTTGTTACTGCTAAATCTAAAGTTAGTTTTAGCAACCAACAAAGTATCAACTGGAGTGTATTTGATTGGAACAAAATTATTCTCAAGGAAAAAGGTATTCATCAATTTTCCGTCAAAGGATATCAGGTTATGGCCTATAATTACATCACACTTGGACATAAAATCCCAACAAGTTTTTACTATTCTTTTTGTATCTTTTTTAGGAGCTTCTTTTGATGTTAGAATATCAGAATAGACTTCTGGTTCGTTCAAAAATTTTCCAGCCCAACTTAAAAGGCATACATCTGTTAAAACTTGCTCTAAGGAAATGTTCTGATCGAATAATGCAAATGTCAGAGTTTCGGCTGGCAAAGTTTCAATATCTAAAACGCCAACTCTTGGAGATTTATATTCAACTTTGGAAAGTATTTCTGGTTGATTCAATTCATTCTTTGAAGGCAATCCCCGCTTTTTTCTTTCCCTCTTGAATGCGGAACGTAAAACCTCACCTGAAGCATACCCATAAATTAATGCAAGATCACTCCAACCTTTACCATCATAAAAATCATTTTTATATGCATTATAGCAATCTTCAAATATGGCTGAATCCAATATATTTTCTCCAATTTTTTATCTTTAAATTTTGAATATAGGCAATCTAACCATCGCATCTTACAATATCTCTGCAAATAGATTATAATTAAATAATAAATATAGCAGATTATTAGCCACTGGCTGTGGGATAATTTAACCCCGATAGTTGGGCTAGTACTATAAATTGAGGAGCCACCTCAGTGTACGACTTTTTCTAACTAGATTGCTTTGTGAGTTTTTATTTTTCTTTAGTATTATTAACTATAACACACTATGTTTATTTTGTCAAGGGTTAGAATATATTCAATTTCAATATGGTCAATATTAAACCTATAAAAGATAAAAATATAGATATACCACTAACTACATAAGCTGTTCTAACAGCACTGGTACTTGCTTTCGTATCTATAGTAAGTTTAAAATCTCTCAATGTCTGTAATTCTTGTTCTATTTTTTCTTTCCACGCTTCATGCTCTGCTTTAGTAAAATATTTATTAGCCTGATCCGTGATAGTTTGGCGAAATTCATTCATACCTTCGAGTCTTTTTTCCATTGACCCGTAAGCATTTTTTAAGTTCGCATCCATACTACATTGATAAGTTTTAAATTCTTTTTCTACATTAGAAAATCTAAGATCAATATATTCTCTCAATGTCATTCTTAATTGATTGACTTCTCCCTCTGAAAGTTCATCATTTTTTTCGATAGGCATATAAACAAAATTTCCTCCTTTCAGAAGCATAATGACTGATAATGCAATATTGCAATAATATTGCATTATCGGATACCTTTTCTACAGCATGGTAGAGAGGCAATAAAATCGTGCTTTCATTTAATCCCAAACCAATATTAATGCTAATAAAACAGCAATCAAAATTAAAGTCATAATCACACCCCCGCATAATATTTACCAATATCGGTCAATTGTTGAGTATTCCAATCAATTAAATTAACTCCATTACCAATTGCCCAATCTTCACCATTACTTCTATTAGTAAATACAGCATATCTTTCAATCCAATCTTTAGATTTAATCCATTCTATCAATTGCTTGAAATTAGTAAGATTTCCATTCCGATCTCCAAATTCACTAATCCAAATCTTAGTATTACAAATAGAATGTTGAACTTCCCAAAAATTCTCTAAAGTCAAAACATCAATCCATTCTTCAATATATCCATGTAATCCATAAGCATATGGAACCTTTAAATGTTGATCAGAAATTGCTTTAGTAAAATCTCCTAAAAATGATCCTGAATATACCGTATCCCAACAAGAGCAATTTCCACAAATTAGTTTAGCATTAGGATATTTTGCAATCAATGCTTTATATCGTATAATAGCATCACTGGCAGATAAATCACATCCATTAGGTTCTTTTTGATTAGGTTCATTCAGGAACAATAAAAATCCAGAATAACCATCAGGTAAATTTACCATACTACCATCTCTAGACATAGGAATATATCTAGAATCAGATAAATGAGATTGATTTACAGACCAATCATAATACCATCCAATTCTTAAAATATCTAAATCTTGTTGAAATTCACTATGAGCCATTGCTAATCCCTTTTTAGGATCAATAGTAGCAACGATTTTAATAAGATAATCATTAGAAACATATTCTTCTAAAGTAGATGATATTTTTGCCCAATTATTAGAAACACCATAAACATTAACTATGGCTTTATCTGGTAAAGTCCTTATAATATTATTAGAGACTATTTTAGGCGAACTTCTAACTCGTAAACCTATTGCCGCATTCACTTTTGCTTGATATAATACTGGTAAATTATTTATTATCTTAATATAATCAGACGAAGCGTATTCTTCTTTAGTAGAATTTATTCTATACCAACTAGGTAATTTTTCATAAATGTTGACATTGGAACCATATTTCAATGCATATAATTTATTGTTACTTATTTGAGGAGATGAACGAACATTTAAACCACTAGTGGTTGTTACTATTCCAGAATCTAATATTGGTAATTCTATAGGGGGAACAGGGGGTTCATTAGGAACATTATTATCACTATTAAACCATATTTTTAAAGCATCTAAATTTCCTGGAAAAATATTTACATCTACAGGGTGTCCATTTCCACCGGGAAGTTTTATTCTGTCTCCACTGCACTGCCAAAGAATAACATTACCAGGACTGGCAGCTTTATTATAAGCGAAAGAAACGGTAGTTAGCCTTTGTTTGAACTCATCCCAAGTTATTGCTTGTGTTGGATTAGGCCAAAAAATATCGGGATAAGCAGCCCACCAATAATCTAAATCTTTAGGCCAATAAGATAACATATGCAAAAACCATTCTCCAGTATAGACGCTGGCAGGGAATTTGCCTTTACATAAATCAAAAAATATTTGTACTTCGTTTGCATATGCAACTGTTGAATAGTCTGCCTTAGAAACTTCTATATCAGCAAATACCCTTTGCTTATAATTTGCTGGAAGATGAGTATATAACCAATTAAAATTTTCAGTTCCAGAAACCCAAGGATTATAGACAAAATAAATTGCACTAACAGGAAATTGCTTGGATAATTCCCAAGATTGAGCAAACATTGTATCCATATGGGAACCACCAGACATATCGTTGATTCTAACAATTGTTCCAACGACACCGTTAGATTTCAAAACATCAATGTCAAGATTAAGATTTCCTTCCCACTGATCAATTACTATTTGATATTCATACATAATGTTTACTCCTTATTAAATGAGGGATATCAAGTAATATCCCTCATCATTTTATTTATGATCGATTAAATACTTGCTTTAGCAATGCTAAAATATCATTTAATTTATTTACAACTTCTGAAAAATCTCCAGTTGCAGGAGGATTTACAACATTATCCTCACATTTTTGAGTAGTTTCATTCCATGTTTGATCAGAATTACATCCGTGATCAACAGGCGGAGGGGCATCAGGAATACAATTGCCATTAGCATCTTTATGAAAACCAGATTCACATGTAGTATCTACAGGAGGAACTACAGTTCCAGCAAAATTCATCCATGTGTACAGTGCTGTTTTTGAAAGAGTAGAAATATTTACCCCAAAATTAGTTAAACTTCCGGTTTTATTAAACGGGAGTTTATCAATTGCAAATTGCCAGAATAGAGGCTGATATTTAGTAGAATTCAAATAAGTTGGTTTTGCTGTATCTAAAGGTAGATGATTTTTAACATCAGCCCAAGTTGTAGATACAGATGGGCCAGTATTACTCAAACTCCATACTCGCAAAGTATCAGATTCATGTCTCGCAACGAAATCAAAAAATGTATTTGTTTTATTGTAAAAAAAGTTTTTATTGACAAAGTCCTCATTAGCGCAAAGAACAATAGGCATCTTTTGAATTTCACCAGCGACCATACCTGCTTGAAGAGAATTGACTAAATATTCAAGATTTGCATCATTCCAAACCGCATCAGCAGAGGCATGAGCAAATACAATGGCAATAAATTGGACAGCCTTATTCTGCAAAGTTTTTTGAATAAAAGAATATTCAATATCCTTTCCCCTAGCGCCATTTCTATATGCTGACAATGGTATTTGTAAAGTTCCATTAATTTCCGCATCGGGTACAAAATATGCTCCAACGGGGATATTATTATCATATGCGCCTTGCACATGAACTGCAAACTGTTGATCATAATCAATTACACCAGAAGTTCGATTTGTCTCGCCCATTTTAATCATGGCAAAATCGGCAGAAACCACGCTCCAATCAAGTCCAGTTTGAGCGCTAGAAACATCGATGCCGAAAGCATTATTTTTCCATACCATATTTACATTATCTCCTTTGAGAAATATAACTAATTTTTAATTTAATTGTTGCTCATCTATTGCTAAATGAGCAACATGATTTATAAAACTTTATACTAGCGGTTCAAATGGAACCACAGGAGCAACAGGCGTTGCAGCAACGAGTGCATTTTTCGCATCGTCCAACTGCGTTTTTAATTCCATCATTTTAGCGGTATCATCTGAATTCAATTCTAGTTTGGCAGTCAAATCAGCAATTTGCTGTGCTACTGAAGAAAATGCGGCAACAGCCGCTTGCTGTGCCAATACACTTGCGTTCACCGAATCTGTAAGCTCGTTTACCTGAGTACTCAGCATTTTAAAATTTTCCTTATAGTCATTATGAACAATAGAATCTTCAATATTATCTAATTTAGATAAAATACGATAGTATCTCCTATTAAAAAACCACATCTGTTATCCTTAAATAACTAGATTTTTATTGCTGTAATCGAGCCTAGAAGTCCAAATATTGAAAGCAACCACAAAATCAGAACGATGATCACAACGACTCTTATGAACATTTTAAAACCAGGAGGCATGGGAATATATTTTTCCTCAGCCCAAACCGCAAGACCAACGAGCGCCAAAATCAAAATCAATACAATTATAGACATATAGATCACCTCCATATAGCAAATAAAACCATTAAAACCATATCTAATAAATCTAGATATCCGAACTGCTATATCGAAACCTCCTTATAATATTTAGACGATTTGTTCTAAATAATTCTTACTTACCAATATTAAACCACATAAAATTCTACTTTTATTTAAAGTTTTGCCCAGCACAAACAGGCATTTGCAACCGAAGTTCCATAATCTAAATATGATAATCCCGATCCACTATAAAGAAAATTTTCTCCTACAGAAAGCGGAAATCCTGAACAAGTAGTGTTACCTCCGGTATTTACAAGCCAAACCACCCCGGTATTTGCAGGATTCGGTTTAAATAAAAACCCATTGCGATTAGTAACACTAAGATTGGAGCCACTATATGGTACTGAGGAACTAGAAATAATAATTTGTCCACTAAATGTAGAATCAATAACAATACTAGGTTGAGTGGTTGGCAAAGGATTAGTTAAATTAGTTACATAAATATTAGAGCCAGATGAAGAAGACGAACTTCCAGACGTTCCACTAACAGTGTTTGTAGCATAATGAACTAATTTTAAATCATCACCCACAACCCATTCAGTTCCGGTATCTGTGAATAAAACCCTTGCTCCAATTACGCTGATCCCAGGAACTTTGCTTCCGCTAACATCTGTACTCAAACAAATAAAACTAGGAATATTTTTTTCGAAAAAATAAGTTACAGCCATTATACCTCCTATACAAAAATTACAACCTCCAACTAACAAGAAGGTTAAAACTGAATAAATTTAAATTAAAAAACCAGATGAAATAATTGTTTTATTGATAAAAATATATGAACAATATGTTCAAAATTGAACAAACTGACTGATCTATCCGACTTTTGGGATGATTCGGAGTCCATTATGTCAAATATCCTGCCGCTAATTTACCGACCCACGGCCCGCTAGGGTTAGCCGCTACCCCGGTGTAAAACATATATAGCACGCTCTCAAACTCAACCACTTCGGGGTCGGCCACCTGTCCGGTGATAACCCCTACTCCCTCGTCAGCCGTTGCTCGCGTCAGTACAAATGTCGGTGTAGTCCAGGTATGTAAATCAGTGGAAGTGGATAACAATATATCGGTGGGTAACTGAGTTGCATACCCGCCCAGGAACCAACAGTAATAGGTGCTGCCTTTTTTAATTACGCAGGGACTACCCGCCTCGCACGCCTCTGTGCCCAACACCGGATTACTGACGTATTTTGTCCACGGCCCATCAAGGCTTGCTGCCGTCGCCAGTCCCAATTTCATGACCGCACTTGCACCGCCGCCCTCATACAGCATGTAATAAGTGGCACCCTCCAGCCAAAACTCAGTATTGCCGAACCAAACATCATCCCAGGCTGGGTGAGTGCCAACCGTTAAAACAGCTGCCGCCGAAAGCGTCCATGATCCTGGCGTACCATCTGCCGATGTGAAATGATCTATTTGAGTTGCGCCTGCCCCACTCGTAACAAGCAGGTGATAAGTGCCGCCGATAATCCTCACCTGCGCCCGTGCAGCGCTCGCGCCTCCGCCTGATAGGGTCGTAGATGTACCCATACTCCACGGGCCGAGCAAGGCCGGAGCTGTAGCATATTCAAGCATTCCCGCGCTAGCACTCCACATTTGCCAGATCGTGCCGTTCCATTGCACGCTGCATTCACTTTGCAGACCTGACAAAGCACCTTTTCTAACCCAATTGCGAGCTGATTCAAACCCCAGGTCGGCGGGACTGGAAGTTGCTGCGCCTAATTTTTTGTAGGCGTGTGGCGCACTATCAAACGTAATCAGTACATCGTTTGCAGAAAGGCAATTCCATAGCCGTCTTAAATTGCCGTATGACCGCGCAATCTCCGCCGCCACCGCATCGGATTTGGCCGATGGCGTAATGACGACAGGGCCAAAATAAGTTGCGTCAAGATTACGCTTGTAAATGGTCTGTCCCGCCAGGGCCGCTGGGCCATTAGAGTCAACACTGACTAGGTCGATATAGGATAGGGCACTAGCAGTGCGGGTCGAAATGGATTTGTCTGCTATTCCAGACCATGCACAACCGGCATAGGAGCCATCATAATAATCTGTCGGAGCCATTGCCTTGGTGTGCATCATCATTGCAAACTCAATCTCAATCACGTCGCCATTGTGGAAGTCGCTATTTGGAACGAATTTAAATTGGCACCTGCTACCATTAGCGTCCGTGATTTGAGTGGTAAACATATGCTGAACAAAGTCGGCAGTAACCGAAGAAAGTATCCGGCCGTATAGAAGCCCAAGCTGCGCCTGGGCAGCATTGCGAGACACGACCACAGGTCGTATGCTGCATCCAGTTAATTCAATAATTTTCAAATACATAGACTCAGTAAAATAATCATTTTGGACAAACGTCCCGGCGTCGGTAATATTGGTGTCCAAAAATGACGCGCTGACCGCCACGCCCGCTCCGCCCACAATGCGAATCCGCTGTGCGTTGACCGTTATCCCATTTATAACCCGCGTTACAATCTCAGTAGTAACTGTGGTATTTGCAGGAGCACAGGTTAAGCCATAGGCCAGCCCCCCGGTGGCGTAATTAAGCCGCGGATTGATAAAATAATTACTTGATGCTGGTAAAAACTGCCGCTCGCCGTTGAGATATTGCGCCCAACCGCTGTCAACAGAAGGGGTAAGTAACTCGTAATTGGCAATAGCGGGTACGCCCCCCATCGCCCCCATCGCTTTTCTTTGAAATAAAGTAGGCATAATCACCTCCTATAATAAATCTAAAATATTCCTCATTTATAGGAGGAATTAAAATCCAATAAAACACCAATTTCATTAGTGTATTAATGACACTAATATACCAAACGGTATATAGATAAAACTATCTTTTCATCGTATTTTTACGATATAGCATTATGTACAAAAATGTACAATATAATAAAACTATTTTTTTAACTTGCCATAATTGGCTTTGAGTACATTTCTAAACGGTTCTGCCAATTTAAAAACTACTTTTTTAGCTTCTGGATAAGTCTTTGGTTCTTTACTATGCGGAGTAGCACTAACTGTTCTTTCAGCAATGGTGGTATAATAAAGATCGCCAAAATTCCTAATACTAATTTCAGTTCCAGTTTCTACTGCTTCCATAAATAATTCTTTCAATGCCTTAAAAAATGCCTCAGTGTCAGCAATAGTAAATCCGGCCCTAGCAGCTAAGAGATGAATGAATTCGTCTTGTAATATTTTTTTTGTTTCTATTTTCATTTTATTATTAATAACCTCGTTTTCGTATATCTATCCATAATTAAAGAAATCTTTTCTGAATGATTACATTATTGATTTCTAAATTTATTAACCGATTTTCTAATATCCGTTCTCCGTTTTTCTTTCCAACAATCACCGCATAGATATTGGTTGTTTGTTTTTCTCATTACTTTTTTGCCACAGTTAGAGCAATAGAAAAATTCTCCGCCATAATAATCAACATACTTTTGGACAGCATTGTTATCTCCAACAGCAAATACTACTTCTCCTTCTTTTTTAGCATACAATATTTGTTCATAATTTTTTTCATTTTTCCCCGGCTTTACTACGAATATAAATTTTCTCTCTTCTAAAACTTGCAGTAGGAATTTATATTCTTTTTTAGAAATATTTGCTTGAGATAATTTTATAACCAGTGCATCCTTATCCCTACTCAAATTATAAAACTCAGAATCCTCGCTATGATTCATCTTGCTAAGGAAAAGCATTATAAAGGCAATTTTTTGATATTTGAAGTCACCAATATTCTCGATAAGTTCAATTTCTTCTTTATAAATATTTATTTCTTTAGCATTTCTAATATTACGTTTCATGCCATTGTTTACGGCATCTTTTATAGTTTTTCTATCAATAATCTCGTTAAAGTTTTTATCCCATTTTTTAGAAAACTCAACTAGCAGATCAGTAATTTTTGATTTTTTATAGCCATCGTTCCAATAATATTTTTTCGTCAGTAAAGCCAAATCATTAAAATTTATACGATTATCTTTGAAACCGTTTGCCAATAAATTTTCAATATCACAATTTTCATTGAATGAATTCATCCCTTACCTTTTCGATGCTAAATTCTTTTATTGAATATTTTTTCCACAAATAATCTATCAAACCATTATCATCTGCTACAGGAATAAAAACTTTCTTGTCGCCATTATTTTCTATCAGATTATCGACAATTCCATCTCCAAAACATTTCCACGCAAATTCTTTAGAACCTCTATCCATGCCGTAGGTGGAATACACTGCAAGGGATGCTAATTCCTGAACATTGTTAGAAATTTCTGAGATTGCTTTATTTTTTATATAATTGGAAAAGATGCTGATATTTTCACAATCGTTCTGATCTAAATTGTGTTTTACCATCTTAGTCTTATACTG